GTCAAACCAAGTGCCAACAATAATAGATTTATCTGGTGGCGGTGCTGATGCTGTAATAGTTGGAATAGATTTATCAAAAATGTTTGGCTCTCAATGGGGTATTAAATTAACTGCTGGAACTAATGAGAAATTAATTTTTAGAGTTAATGACAATCTAAGTGTTGGAATAGATAATTTTAATATAATAGGACACGGAACAAAAGTTTAGGGTTAAATTTTCTCCTCTTAATTAAAAACCTTATATTTACAGAAATTAAATATAATGGAATCGAATCAAGAAAAATTAACACCTGAAGAATTAACAGAATTAAGATCTCTAAGAGATACATATAATTCATCAAAGGATAATATTGCGCTAATCGAGGTCAGGATTAGTCGTCTACAAAATCAGAAGCAGCCAGCACTTGAGATATTTGAGAAATCAGAAGCGTCTTTGGATGGTTACGAGTCAAATCTCCAAAGCATTTATGGAGATGGAATTTCTATAAATCTAGGAGATGGAACAATTACGAGAACGGCAGACTAATATAATCCGAAGATTGTGTGTTGGCCCAGATTATTTCAAGAGTATGAAATATACTGCTGGATCATCATGTCTCATAGATAGATTTGTTATTAATGAGATATTAGAAATAGACCCTGATACTTTCGAGATACATATAGAGAACGATGACAAGGAGGTATTCTTATGGAAGACCATCAGGAATATGCCTGTATGCGTTGAATTTAACATTGACTTTGAATGAAAGCTTTAGGACAGTTTATAGTAAAGCCGTCAAAAGGTAAATTGTATGATAATGAGAGAAAAACCAAAAACGGGAGTTATCTCATAAATACAAATTTTGAAAATCACGAGGCGACGAATAGGATTGCTATAGTCGTGGCCACACCTATAAACTACAAGGGGAATGTGAAGGTTGGTAGTGAAGCTATTGTGCATCATAATGTATTCAGAAAATACAGCGATGTAAGAGGCGACGAAACATACAGCTCAGGACTACTTAAAGATGATTTATACCTAGTAGACCAAGAAGTAGAGATATACGCTCACAGAGCACTTAAAACGGATGTATGGACGTCTATATACCCGTATTCTTTTGTAACACCTATAAAGAACGATTCAAACTTGTATAAGGTGGCTGCGGAGAAAGAATTGTACGGGATCATGAAGGTCACGAATCCGTACTTACAATCAATAGGAGTTGAGATCGGGGACGAGATTTGTTTCAAGCCTGATAGCGAGTACGAGTTTAATATTGACGGTGAGAAAATGTACCGTATAAATTCAGCGAATATATGTCTAAAACCGTAAGGGAGTTAAAAGAGGACTTGATTTCAGCAGGAAAAACTGCTGCTGGAGAACTTGTGAAGGTGGCTAGAAAAACATTAACTACTGAGTATAAGGAGGATGATGAGTTGAGTTTGGACAAGTTAAAGAATGCAGCGGCAGCAAAGAAAATGGCTATATTCGATGCGTTTGAGATATTAGCGAAGGTTGAGCAAGAGCAGAAAAACCTTGACGAAGACGACAAAAAGCCAAAGGGTGAAGACGGAGAGAAAGTAGTAGAAGTAGAGAAACCATCAGATTTTAGAAGTGCGGAAGAACGAACAGGATAAATTTACGTGGCCAGAGTTATATAAGCTGGAGAATGATTTTATCAGTAAAGATAGGATCGCAAAAAAGAACCGTAATAAGTCGTGGGTTTATGGTTATGACAAGTTAAATGATGTCGTAATTATATCCAAAAACGGAACTATAGGTGATATCTATAACATTAATGGGGTTCGAATAGCTCTGCCGAAAGCACCTAAATATGTTACCACAGCAAATAACAAGTGGACAGTTGAAGAGTTACCAAAAGAATTAAAGAGGATCAAGAGTGTTTTCGAATGGAGAAAACGCAGTAAAGAGTTTAAAGCAAAGCATGTAGAGTATATTGAGCAGGAGTTTTCAAGAAGAGAGAATGGATATTGGTTTACCAATAAAGGTGTAAAAACATATATCACTGGCGCTAATTACATGTACCCCCAACACACGAAGATTGATGTTGGACACCCTGACTTTCGTGAAGCAAATAGGATATACTATTTGTATTGGGAGGCGTGTAAGGCTGATAGCAGATGTTACGGTATAATATACCTAAAGATTAGACGTTCAGGTTTTTCGTTTATGGGTTCCTCTGTTTCTGTAGACACAGCTACATTGGCTCGTGATTCAAGGATAGGAATGCTGTCTAAGACTGGGCCTGATGCTAAGAAATTATTTACTGACAAGGTTGTTCCTATCTCAATAAATTATCCTTTCTTTTTCAAGCCCTTACAGTCGGGTATGGATAGACCTAAGACTGAGATCGCTTATAGCCTTCCTGCTCAAAAGATCACGAAAAACAACATGTATGATGATCATGATGAGAGTGAAGAGGAGGGTCTTGACACTTCAATTGATTGGAAAAATACAGATGATAACAGTTACGATGGCGAGAAGTTAAGATTCCTTCTTCATGATGAATCTTCAAAATGGGTAAAACCGCTTGATATAAAAAAGAACTGGCGTGTAACCAAGACTTGTCTAAGGCTAGGGAGCAAGATCGTCGGTAAGTGTATGATGGGTTCAACCTGTAATGCGTTGGCAAAAGGTGGTCAAAATTACAAGGATTTGTATGAGGATTCAAACCCAAACACAAGATCAAAGAACGGCCAAACTAAGTCTGGGCTTTACTCTTTATTCATTCCTATGGAGTGGAACTTCGAAGGGTACATAGATGAATATGGGTGGCCTGTATTCGAGACGCCTAAGAGGAAGGTTTTCGGGCCTGATGGTGAGCAGATTGACATGGGGGTTATTGAGTATTGGAACAATGAGGTTGATGCGAGAAAAAGCGATCCTGATGACTTAAATGAATTTTACCGTCAGTTCCCTCGTACAGAGTCACATGCATTTAGAGATGAAAGTAAGGCTTCTATCTTTAATTTAACAAAGATATATCAACAAATTGACGAGAACGATGGAACGTTAATGGCTCAGACACTATCGAAGGGTTTCTTTAGTTGGAAGAATGGAGAGAAGGATACTGAGGTTGTATGGACACCTGATCCTAGAGGCAGGTTTTTAATCTCATGGAATCCAGAGAAGAAATACAGGAACAACGTCAGGATCAAGAACGGAATGAAGTATCCTGGGAACCAAGGGTTAGGTATGTTTGGTTGTGATTCTTATGATATATCTGGGACTGTGGATGGAAGGGGGTCTAATGGAGCACTTCATGGATTAACTACATTTAATCTTCATGAAACAGTACCATCAAATTTTTTCTTTTTAGAGTATATAGCTAGGCCGAGTACTGCTGAGATATTTTTCGAAGAGGTATTAATGGCTATTGTTTATTTTGGGATGCCAATACTCGCGGAGAATAACAAGCCAAGACTTCTTTATCACTTGAAGCATAGAGGTTACAGGGGTTATTCCATGAACAGACCAGACAAGCCATTATCGAAATTATCGAAAACAGAGAAAGAACTTGGAGGTATTCCGAATACATCAGAGGATGTAAAACAAACTCATGCTAACTCAATAGACTCGTACATCGAGGAGTATGTAGGGTATGATGAAGAAGGGACTTATCGTGACTCGGAGATATGTGGAAGTATGCCTTTTAATAAGACTCTTAGTGATTGGGCTGGGTTTGATATAACAAAAAGAACGAAATTTGATGCCTCAATTAGCTCTGGTTTAGCGATAATGGGTACAAGAAAACACAAGTTAGCCCCAGAAACAAAAAGGTCGGAAATAAAGTTTAACTTTGTAAAGTATAAAAATTAAGGTAATCACAGCGAAATATACAGACAATGGCAAGTAAAAAGAAATCTATAAACATCAATCCGATGGACTTCCCTAACCATGGAACACCTGATAAAGAGAAGGCTGGAGAGGATTATGGATTAAAGGTTGCGAAAGCTATACAATACGAATGGTTTAATAAAAGCGATGGTGGATGCAGGTATTATAGTCAACAGTCTGACTTTTATAGATTAAGGTTGTATGCTAGAGGAGAGCAATCTGTACAACCATATAAGGAGAAGTTGTCAATAAACGGATCGACTGAACAGTTGAATCTTGATTGGAAGCCACTTCCTGTCGTGCCAAAATTTGTTGATATCATGGTTAATGGTATGAATGATAGACTTTTCACTCCAAAAGCATACGCTGAAGACATTACTTCCTCTGAGACAAGAGATAGATACCAAAGAACTATTGAGGCCGATATGATTGCGAAAGACTTACTTATCCAAACAAAGGATGAGTTTGGCATAGACGCATTTAATGTAAGCCCAGATGAATTACCAAAAACGAATCAAGAGTTACAATTACACATGCAGCTTGACTACAAGCCTGGCATTGAGATAGCAGTAGAGACTGGGATTTCGACTGTGTTTGAAATGAACAACTTCCAAAATGTAAAGTATAGATATAACAAGGATCAGGTGACACTTGGTATCGGTATAGCTAAACATGAGTATTCATTTAATGAAGGAATAAGAATAAAGTATGTAGACCCTGAGAATTGTATATATAGTTATACAGAGGATCCATTTTTTGAAGATGTATTCTATTGGGGTGAGGTAAAAAGGGTTCCTATTTTAGAATTAAAAACAATAAACCCTGAATTAACACAAGACGACATTGAAGACATTAGAGCGACTAGTAGTGCTTGGTCAACCGCATATTCAACATCACAACCTTATGGAGATAGCATTTTTGATAAAGACACTGTTAATGTACTGTACTTTAACTATAAGGATGATAAGAACTTCATTTACAAGAAGAAGATATTAAGTAACGGTGGGAGTAGAGTAATAAGAAAAGACGAGTCATTTAATCCAGAAGAAGGTAGTGAATATTTCTCTAAGGTTGATAAGAGAATTGACGTTTGGTATGAGGGGGCTTTAATTTTAGGGTCTGATAGACTAATAAAATGGGGGTTATCCAAGAACATGGTACGCCCAGAGTCGGCTTTTCAAAAGACGTATTCAAATTACGTAGCTGTCGCTCCTAAAATGTACAAAGGTAGATTTGATTCTCCTGTACGCAGAATGATATCTCCAGCAGATCTTTTACAGATGGCTCATTTAAAGGCACAACAAGTATTACTAAAAATAGTGCCTGATGGTGTGTTTATTGATGCTGATGGAGTAAATGGTGTTAACTTAGGTAACGGTGGGACTTATTCACCACAAGCAGCATTGGATCTGTACTTTGCTACAGGTAGTGTTGTTGGGCGAAGTTATACTGAGGATGGTGAATTTAACCATGCTCGTGTACCTATACAAGAATTAAACAGTAGTAGTGGTCAAAACAAATTAATCTCGTTGATGGGTGCTTATGACAAGTACTTGAATATGATCAGGGACGTGACTGGGATAAATGAGTCCGTAGACGCTTCAAACCCAGACCCAAATTCATTGGTAGGTCTACAGAAGATGGCGGCTTTAAATTCAAACACGGCTACAAAACACATATTGGATGCGAGTTTGTTTATGACTAGACGTATGGCTGAGTGTGTTTCTTTGCGTATATCTGATATTTTAGAGTATTCCGAGGACAGTGAAGAGTTTGCTAATCAGATTGGAGGTTACAATTTGGATATTTTAGCGGATATAAAGAATTTACATTTACATTCGTTCGGGATTTTTATTGAGGTTTCTCCAGACGAAGAACAAAAAGCAGCCTTAGAGCAAAATATACAATTAGCATTGACAAGTGGAGGTATTGATCTTGAGGACGCTATTGATGTTCGGGCAATCTCTAATTTGAAAATGGCAAATGAGTTATTGAAATTAAAGCGTAAGCAGAAGATTGATGCCGATCAAGAGAGGGAATTACAGAGAATTAAGGCGCAAGGAGAAGAAAACACGAAGTCTGCTCAAGCAGCCACAGAGGGTAAACTGGAAACTATAAAGGCTGAGACTGAGGCTAAAATGATGATAAAGAAAGCTGAGTCTGATGGAAAAATTGCAGCCTTAAAAGCGGAGGCATTTCTGAAAGAGGGGCTTATGGAGAAAGAGTTTCAATATAACATGACCTTAAGAGGGGCTGAGAATGAATTATCGAAAAAGATTGAGGATGATAAGGAAGACCGAAAGGACAAGAGGGTTGATAAACAGTCTTCTAACACGTCTACGTTAATAAAGCAAAGACAGGATGGAACACCTCCAACCAACTTCGAATCAAGTGAGGATACACTTGATGGCTTAGGGTTCGATGGATTTGGTTAAGAAATTATGATTACCTTTGCTTTAAATTGAATTTAATATAATATTATGAGTGACCCAAAATTTGAAATTGTAGACTCCGAAGGGAAGTCTTCGCAAGAGATTGAGAAAAATCTTTTAGAGAACCACAAGAAAGAGAACAGCGATGTCGTTGTAGATAAGACTGAAGATGTGGTTATAGATAAGACTGAAGATGTCGTAGTTGACAAGGTTGAAAAACCAACTATTAATGATGACACTGTTTTAGCTTATCTAAATAAGAGGTACGAAAGAGAAGACTTGACATATGAAAGTCTTTTGAAGGTAGAAGAACGAGAGGTAGAAGTGATTAAGGAAGTAGAAAAAGAACTTCCGTCTGATCTTGCTGCTTTATTGAAATACAAGAAAGAGACAGGGAGAGGTTTAAAAGACTATCTAAAATCAACAGTTGATATTAGTTCCATGTCTGATGATGAAATTATAGCCGCTGACATCGCTAATAAGAATCCTGAGTTTGATTCTGATGATGTTCGGTTTGAGATGAAAAGATTATTTGGTGTAGACGACATGGATGAAGAATCTGATGTTAGAGAAAAGTCTATAGCAAAGAAAAGAAAATTAGGTGAAGCAAGACAGTCAATGTCCGAACATTACGAGAGGTACAAATCTCCACTTGAGTCAAGTGATGGTTTATTCTCTAAGGAAGACAGGGATTTATTGAAGAAAGCTAAGAGTGAACAATTAAGTCAGAAGGAAGTTTCTGATTTATCAGTAAAAAAGAAGTCGCACTTTTCAGCAAAGACAGATGAGTTTTTTGACAAGTTCAAAGGTTTTGAATTTACAGTCGGAGAAGATAATCACAAGTCTTTTGAAGTTGAAGATGTTGCAAAAACGAAAGAGAACCAGATGTCGGCTTTAAATTTCGTTAATTCTCATTTAGATGAGAACGGGATGTTGAAGGATGCTAAGAAGTATCACAAGGCGCTATATGCTGCAACTCACACTGATAAATTAGTAAAATGGGCTTATGATCTTGGGGCAAGTGAAGCTATCGAGTCGGACGCGAAAGAAGCGAAAAACATTGATATGGGTAAAGGTAAAAAACCTGTAGCTCAAAACAAAGATGGTATTAACGTGGTTCAAGTTGATAGCTCAGGAAGTAACATTCGTCCTGACGGTGGTTTACGAATAACAGGAATAAAATAATTAATAACTAAAAACAAAAACAAATGGCTGGTTCAGTTCAGGTGTCACCAGGGGTAGCGATTACTCCAGCACCAAGTCAGGTAGCATTACCGACTAATTACATTACAAATTTTGATTTTTTAAATCAATATCTTCCAGATACATATGCGGAAGAGTTCGAGCGATACGGTAATCGTTCAGTAGCATCATTTCTTCGTTTAGTAGGGTCAGAATACCCAACAAACTCGGATATGATCAAGTGGTCAGAACAAGGGCGTCTGCACACGAAGTATACAGGAATGACAGCTACGGCAGGTAGTGATGGAGAAGATTCAACTGTATTTACTGTAGCTAACTCTGTTACATGTACGTTCCGAGTAGGTCAGACTGTTTTCTTATCTGATGAGACTCTTGACATTTCTGCGAAAGCAGTTATTTCTGCGGTTGCAGGTTCGACTTTCACTGCGGATTATTACTTAGCAGCAGGTAAACCTGTAGGTTTCACTGCTTCAGCAGGTATAACAGCATTCGTTTACGGATCTGAATTTAGAAAAGGTTCTGCTGGGATGAGTGGTTCAAACGAAGCTGAATCTGATTTCTACGATAACAAAACAATTATCTTAAAGGATAAGTATGAAGTTTCTGGGTCTGACATGGCTCAAATTGGTTGGGTTAAGGTTACAACTGAGAATGGTGCTGATGGTTTCTACTGGTTTATCAAATCAGAGCATGAGACAAGACTACGTTTCGAGGATTACTTAGAAATGGGGATGGTTGAAGGTGTTCAGGCTGAAGCTTCATCAGGTGCAGCTATTGAGTTAGGTGATCAAAGTTCAGGTGGTTTAGCAGGAGAGGCAGGTACTCAAGGTATGTTTGACACTATCGAGGACAGAGGAAATGTTTGGGACGGAGGAAATCCTGAGAACATGACTGAATGGGATACGATGATGGATCGTTTAGACAAGCAAGGGTCTATCCGTGAGAACGTATTATTCTTAAACCGTGAGTTCAGTAACGACATGAATGACATGTTAGCTTCTCAAAATGCATACGGAGCAGGTGGAACATCTTATGGATTGTTTAACAACTCTGAAGACATGGCTATCAACTTAGGTTTCGATGGTTTCAAGAGAGGTTATGAGTTTTACAAGACAGATTGGAAGTACTTAAACGATGCTACATTAAGAGGTGGTTTAGTTGGTGGTGCTATCAACGGTGTTATGGTTCCAGCAGGATCTATGACTATCTACGATCAAGTTCTTGGACAAAACGCAACACGTCCATTCTTACACGTTCGTTATAGAGCGTCTGAGCATACAGATAGAAAATTCAGAACATGGGTTACTGGTGGTGCTGGCGATTCTCAAACTGATGATAATGATTCAATGTCAGTAAATTATCTTTCTGAGAGAGCGTTATGTACAATGGGTGCAAACAATTTCTTCCTATTTAAAGGATAAGAAGTAAAGTAAAATTAAAGCAGCAGGGAAACTCTTCCTTGCTGCTTTTATTAGTATAATCAAATAAAATATAATATAATGAAAAGAGGTGGAGAAGTGTACAGATTAACTAATGATAGGTCACCATTGACTTATACAGTTCAAACCAAAGACAAGCGAAATAAGCCGTTGTTATGGTGGGATGAAGAGAAACAAGAACAGAGAGCATTAAGATTCTCGAACAATCAAAGAAGTGTTTTTATAGATGAACAGGATGACCATGCAAGGTTATCTCCTGTGGTATTTAAGGATGGAGTATTATTCGTGGGAGATCGTGAAAAGGCTTTACAGACTTTTCTAGCTCATCACCCTGGGAACACGTCTAATGGTGGTGCGGTATTTTCCCTTATGGATCATGAGGCTGAGAGCAAACAAATTGTTGCTGATATAGACATGGAACATGATGCTAGTACATTGGCAAGAGAATTAACATTCCCAGAGATGGAAGCATTTATCACTAAGATAGATCCTGATAACGTAAACAACATGGACTCTTATGATATAAAGAGAGATGTTAAAATTTACGCAAGAAATAACCCAGCGTTATTTTTGGAGTTGGTTGATCGTGATACTAAACAAGAGGATGCATCTGAAAGGGTAATGGATTTTGCTGAAAAAATGATCAACGAGGGTTTGATTCAATTCAGAAACAATAAGACACAAGTTTTCTATAATCTATCTGATGACAAATCTATGTTATTTAGAGTTCCTGAAGGCCAAGATCCAGATGATACTTTAAGAAATTATTTCATGACAGATGAAGGTATAAAATCAGTTAAAAGACTGGAGAAATTACTTTAATAAAAACAGTATAAAATAATTATTTAAGCCCACTAGAAATAGTGGGCTTTTTTATTTATCTTTGTGTAAAACAAATACAATGATAAATGACGTGCGTAATACTGTATTGTTTATTTTAAACAAGGACAATAACGGTTACATTACTCCATCTCAATTCAACTTGTATGCGAAGCAGGCTCAGATAGAGATATTCGAAAGCTATTTTCACGACTACAGTAGAGCTGTAAACAAGAGAAACGTACATGGACATACAAGCGGATACAGTGATATTCCAAGAAGACTAGAAGAGGTCATTGACAGGTTTACATCTGTTGATGTCCCTGTTTATTCAGGAGTAACAGGTACATTTTCAATACCAACTGACGCTTATTCTATAGGAACGGTTTTCGCTAGTGGTGTTATTGATGTTGAAAAGGTTTCTTATAATCAGTTATCACGCCTACGTTCGTCTTTGGACACGGCTCCATCGTCAGACTACCCTGTTTATATTATAAATGAGAATGGAATGCAGGTGTTACCGACAACATTAAATACTACTGGTGACTTAGGAATTAATTACATCAGATACCCAGCGACACCAAATTGGACGTATAACACATTCTCAGGAGGAGAGCCGTTATTTAACGCGAGTACAGCAGGGTATCAAGATTTTGAATTACCTGCATCAGACGAGATGAACTTGATTATCAGAATATTAGAGTATGCTGGTATCGAGATCAGAGATTATGGTGTGGTTGAGGCCGCGAAAAAAGAAGAGATGCAACAAAAAACTGAACAGCAATAAGACATGGCGTATTTAACTGACTATCAATATTTCGACAATGCAGGTACATCTCCTGTAACAGCAAATCAAGGTTCGTATCAATACGTTCCAATAATTGATATTGTTCGTAATTACATATTAAACTACACTGGTCAGGATCAGATTGTGGATAATGTAAAGACTAATATTGTACGTTGGCACGCAAAACAAGCTGTAAAGGAATTGAACTATGATGCATTGAGAGCAATCAAAGCGGTGGAGATAACGATAAATTCGAGCTTGAAGATGATAATGCCTCAAGACTACGTTGATTTTGTTAGAGTATCCACTCTTTCAGCTGACGGGAATTTAACTCCGATGACAGAGAATCATTCCTTAGCTACGGTGGCTTCGTATCTATTAGACGCTTCAGATGAATTAACTTTTGATGGTAACGGAGATGTCATCATGGACACTGACAAGACTGTAAATATGGTTGGTGGTTCAAATGATGATGATTCTTGCAACAGTTATTCTATAGGGACAAAAGCGAGCATAGACCCATCAGTAATTCGTTCAGGGCCACGATTTCACATTAACAGGAATGCAGGTGTAATTGACTTCAGTTCTACTATGGAGGGCGAGACGATTGTTCTTGAGTACATAACTGATGGTATGGAGGGTGGTGATGACAGCTTAATAAAGGTTAATAAGTTTTTCGAAAAATTCGTTTATGCTTATATCTCTTATGAGGTGCTTGATGCTAAATTTGGGATACCTGCTGTTCATGTTGAGACAGCTAGAAAGAAAAAACGTGCGCTACTTAGAAATGCGCGAATAAGAATGAGTAATATTCACCCGTCTGATTTAATAACGAGATCAAGCACTTAATATTTTATTATGGCTAAATTTAAAAGGCACTTTCTAAAGGGCGTGATGAATAAAGATGTTGATGAACGTCTTTTGAAAAACGGTCAAGTAAGGAACGCTCTTAACATAGACACGGTTACGTCTGAAGGCTCGGATGCGGGTACAATCCGAAATATCGCTGGTAATACTGAGGTTGCTGATGTAGGGAATATAGCTGGCGCTGCTGCTGTAAATGCGCGTACAATCGGTGCTGTAACCTCTGATAAAGACAATATTATATATTGGTTTGTTACGTCTGATAATTACGATGGGATTTACGAGTATAATGAAACAACTGGCAATTCAAACAGAATACTACAATCATCTACAGGGCAATTAAATTTTAGTGCAGACTATGTTATCACTGGGCTTAATTATGTAGACGGATTTTTGTATTGGACTGATGATTTGAATGAACCAAGGAGTATAAATATATCCACGGTTAGGCAATGGGATATAGACGATGCAAGAATAGATGAATACATACCCGTTATTGTCGCTCCTCCTTTAAGAGCGCCATCAATAGAGATGTTATTAGAGGAGAACCAAGAAACGAATATGGAGGATAAATTTCTTCAGTTTGCTACTAGGTTTAAATACAGTGATGATCAATACAGTGCTTTATCTCCGTTTTCTCCAACTGCCTTTGTCCCTGGTGATTTTATTTATAATTATGCCACTGGGTATAATTCATCTATGTTGGGAACTAAAAACAAAGTAAGAATAACTTTTGAAACAGGGGGTAGGTTTGTAGAGGAGATTCATTTATTCTTTAGAGACTCTACAAGTTTGAATGTAAAAAGGATAGAGAAATTTAACAAAGAGGTTTTAAACCTTAATAATAATACATCTCATAGATTTTTCTTCAAGAACAGTAAAGATTATTCAGTCCTTTCTAATTCACAAGTCACAAGGTTATATGACAATGTTCCTTTAAAGGCAAAGGCGCAAGACGTTATAGGTAGAAGATTAGCTTACGGAAACTACGTTCAAGGTTTTGATATTGCTGATTGTTCAGGGGCGGGGATAAAAATAGACTATGATGTTGACTATGTTTCTGAAGAGGTAGCTGTAAATACAGCTATACAAACATTCAGGAGTGATCGTGATTACGAAGTTGGAATCGTATATGCTGATGATTACGGCAGAACAACGACGGTTTTAACTACGCCAATAGTATCATCAGGTGGTAATAACAATAACATATACATACCACCAACTGCTTCTGATTTAGGGAATAGTATTGTGGTAAAGATTAACAGCCAAGCTCCTTGTTTTGCTACTAATTATAGATTAGTGTTAAAAGAGTCAAAAAGAAATTACTATAATATTTTCCCTATACTTTATTATGGCGAGGGAACTTATAGGTATTTTTTAATAAATAAATCAGATTTAGACAAATTCTCTATTGGTGAATATATTATTTTTAAGTCGAATGCTAGTGGCGTTACATACACAAATGAAAAATACAAAATCTTAGACATAGAAACAAAACCAGCAGGATATTTTTCGGGAACATCGCCTTCAGGTGTGTATTTTAAAATTAATGATGAAGATTATGTTTTTGGATTAGATGAACTTACATGTTACTATTCAGAGGGAAAAGGCGCAGCTGGTACTAGGTGGTCGATAAATATGGGGGCTAGTGGTAACACATATTATCAACTAAACACAAGGAAAGCTATAGATGCGGGCACAGAATTTAGAATGGCAGAGACACCTATTTTTTATGGTAACGGATTAGATGGGTTGTCAATATCTGCTTCACCTGTTGGGGGTGGGTATCAGTATTTGTTTTATCGCGACATGAGGGTTATCATTGAGATAGATTCAGCAGATACTTTTAGATATAGGATACATCCAAGCGTAGGGCCGTACTCACAATATAACCCTGGGTGGATATCCGAAAATTTACCTATACAAACTACTCCTCAATCACTCCCAATAATAACCCAAACTTCTGCACCGTCATCACCATTCAATATAATTTTCTCCCAGGACACTGGGTATACACCAGGTGACACTTGGGTTGTAAATTGTAGAGGTATCGAGTATGATTTAAGTAACGATTACAATACTAATCCGAACGAACCAATGCAAAATGGATGGTTTTCAGGAGTTGCTATTTCAAACTTAGGAAACATTCCAATTAAAATTGGAGCTATAATAAGGATAGGGATAGGAGAAAGTGGCGGTGGACAATCCACAGCCGCAGGGCAACAAACATTCCCTCCTTCTGGTAGGACGTATGAAAATATAGAAGAGTGGTATTACGGAGAACAAATTTACCTATTAATTAAAAACTTTAACGGTAATGGCGATAGAATCTATTTTAGAAGAGGTGCTCCATATCTTGTGTACCCTGCCCCCCCTGTTGCGGGATCTGGCGCAAACGCCCCTGTTAACAGTATATCTCAACAAGGAATGGGATTTGAAGTACGTATGATGATAACGGGGCAAAGTCCAACTAACACACTGCAACAATCACAAAAAACTATTGTCGCTAGATGGGAGCTTTGTCAATATGATAACCCGCTAATTGCAGAAACAGAGCCGAAATCTATAGACACGGAGATATTCCATGAGTTAGGAAGAACAATGCCGATCATAAATAACGAACATCAAGTGATGTGGCAGTATGCTGACTTTACGAACGCAGGAACAGTTTGGGGGAATAATCTATGGTACGGAACACTACCTATAGGAAAGACAAATATAGGAATGCTTGATCCTACTGCTGCTCCGTCTGCAACTGATATACCCCATACCTACGTAGCTGGGGATATTATTTATCTCACTCCAGATTCAACTATAGTTGGGCCTCAGTCGAGTTCTGTTGGATATGAGGTTTTATATGTCCCTAATCCTTATAACATAATAATAGATGTCCCTTGGCCTGGGGCTGGAGGTATTACGGGTGGTGGTACATGTTATTTTAATGAAAGTGAAGGAACGGTAGAACAAAACCAGGATGGGCTAATGCCTGCGATCATAAAGATTAATCATCCTCAAAGCCCTAATAGTTATTATAACGCTTATTCTTTTGGGAATGGTCTTGAGTCAAATCGTATCCGTGATGATTTTAACGCAACAATTTTAGAGCAATCAATACGTGCGTCAATTATTATTGATGGTTATGGAGAGGAGCGAAAGGAGTCTTCAATATGTTATAGTGGGGTGTACAGAGGTGATTCATCTATTAATAGGTTAAATGAATTTAATTTATCTGCCACCAACTACAAAAATCTTGATAGGGAATTTGGAAGTATTCAGAAGTTACATGCAAGAGATACAGATTTAGTTGTACTTCAAGAAAACAAGATAAGTAATTTATTATACGAGAAAAATATATTAACAGATGCTTCAGGTGGAGGTCAGGTATCAAGTATAAACGCAGTACTAGGAACGCAAGTGCCTTTTATTGGCGAGTACGGAATATCAAACAACCCAGAATCATTCGCAGAGTGGGGCGGTAAAATATTCTTTACTGACGAGAGAAGAGGTAGTGTTATAAAGATTGAAAATGGGCAGATAGAAGATATCGCGAAATATTGGATGAAAGATCATTTCCGAGATTTATTTAGCGAGGCTCCTAAAACACAGAAGTTAGGAGTATATGATCCTTATAAGCAACAATATATAATAGCGTCTAATAACGAGGATTCATCGGCATGTAGATTAGAATTAAGCATTGACAGTGAAAGCTATCCTGCATTAAGCGAAACTGGAGAGTATGAAAACAACTCAAGACCAGATTTCTTTGTGATCAGTAATACTTCGTGGACGGCTGCAATTGTTTATGATGATGGTTCAGGATGGGTGTCAGGGTTCCCCGCTGCTGGTTTTGGTGACGAAAGTGTATATCTAGCTATATCGAACAATAATTCTGCTGCTGTAAGAGTAGCTACAATTACATTCACGTATTGTGATGCTTCAACGGTAACGTTTGTAATAACACAGTCAAGAGGAGCAGGTATTACTATACGTCCTATATTGTCCTATAACGGTAAATTCAAAAAATTCTAATAAATGGCTGAAACGGTGACATACAAATACAGCTACACGGGGAGTGTAGACTATTCTTTTTCAGGTGTAGTTATTGATGATAAGAAGAAATTGTTGACTAGTAATGGAATAAAGGGGCTTGAAGGCATAGATGCTATACCTTATCATGGAGCGACAGTAACCATGACTGCTGATGGTTCTGGGGCTAGTGGGCAGAAAGATTTCGAGCCTGGGGCTAATAATAGAATGTTTTGGCTTGTTACAAATGAAATTTATACTGATGCTGATTACGATACTATTGTTTCCTTAGCTACGGAGGTTAATCCGATATTAACGGCAGGTGAATTTGTAGGTACGTTTGTTTTTGATAATCCAAATAATTTTACTGAGTTGTACATGATATGGGATTACAGAGACAACCTTGGCACAGGGACAGCGTCACATGATGGGTCGGATTTCGAAAAATATTTAGATGTAGAGTACGGTACGAACATAGGCAGAACTGGTGTCAAATATGAGATCACGGATGTTCCTGTACGTATAAAAGTACAATGGAAAGGTGTTGTTGTTGCTGATACTGGGTATGTTGGTTTAAATACTACAGCTCATTATAATGCTTTAATAGCCGCTGGGGTTGATGATGATGATATAAACTTGTCTTTTCCTTATGATGGGGCTGTTAATAATGGATCTAGTAATGTGTATTTCGACAAATATACTACTGATTCTGAAGCGATTATAAAGATAGAGACGCCTTTATCTACGGCTTCTATTAAAATTGAGACAATTGTTCCTTCATTAAATTCATTTTTCATAGAAACGACTGGTGGCACTTTAGCCGCTGTATGTAATCAATGCCCTACTACTCAGTATTATCACAACGGGAGTCTTTCCGAACCAGTAGTAGGAGATACAATATTCACAAATTCAGATGGGTCAACCGCTTTTGTAGGGACAAATGAGTATCACTTAATGGACTCGGTAACGTGCGCTGGAGCGCCTATATCAGATGGTATTTGGTTGTTAATAGACCCTAACGGAAAAGTCTTACAATCTGACACTTGTAATTGTCAAGTGTTCGCTCCTCCTGTTATTACACCTGCTAGTTATGAGTTTAGGCTTAATGAAACTGTAAATATTAAGCCAACGACATCAGGTACACCAATATCTTTTGAGATGGTTACAACTTGTAAGGAGTATACGATAGAAGACACGCTAGAGGGGTTAATGTATACATATACAGACTGTAACGCATGTCCAAAGACAGGTATAGTCGGAGCGTTGTTATCAATAACAGTGACGTCATCAACATTACCTGTCATCACTTCAGGTACGGGTACGGTAACTCTTATAGGAACAACTTATGAAGGGGACTTGCCTGGCGGTTTGCAATTCTCAAAAATTTCAGGTCAAATTACTGGTTCCCCCACAGATACGGGCGTGTATAGTTTAGGAATAACGGCCACTAATTGTTTTGGTACTGGGGATGAATCCACTATTGACATGACTATTATTACAGATGTAGCCTTAAGACCGTTCGCTATTGACTCAGGAGAACCACAATATACAGGTGATGAAGCTTGTGCTTTAAGCGCGTTCTCATGTGAAATTATGTATCATAACGGAAAAGGACTAATCCCTGCTCTAAACGATATTATAACTCCAAGCTCCACATCTCCAAGGAAGTTTATGGGTGGTGACATGTGGTATTTCATATCTAACTCTACTTACAGTATTAAGGTTGATTCTAATGGAACGGTAATATAGGTGAATGAATGTCCTGTATCAACGACTACAACGACTACAACAACGTCAACGACGACGACTACGACTTTACCTGCTGGTGATTACTTCACTGCTACATTATGTTCGGACGGAACAACAACAGCAGTTGTGTTTGACTCAACAGTTTCAGGATTAGTACCTACGGATATAGTTAAATCAACAGACGGGAATTGTTGGACGATTTCAGCGTCAACTACGGCATCATATCCATATACTACAATAACAAACCCAGCAACGACTTATGCTAGTTGTGATATTTGTTTGGGAGTAACAACAACTACCTCTACAACAACGACAACGACTGCAAGACCGATCACGGCTTTTGACCTTGATCCTGCTGTTTATACGTCAGCGTCTAGCGCTTGTACAACGGGTGCATCTCCATATACGGTTTATTACCATGATGGCTTGGCTGCGAAACCAGTAGTAAATGATTTTGTATTCACGGATGCGTCTGGGTTACTACCGTTTGATGGGGCTAATGCTTTTTATTACATGCCTAACTCTGGAGATTGGGTTATTCAAGTAGCATCTACAGGGCAAGTGTTGTATGTAGCTGATTGTGCAGGGGTTACAACAACGACAACGACAACCACTGCTGCTGTAACGTATTATGATGTCGAGAGATGTGATAATGCTGTAACAGCCGTAATTGATGGTACGGGAGCTGTTATAGCAAATGGTACGATTGTAAAAGCAGATGACGGTGTTTGTTATAATATATTAAACGTCTCAGTTTCGGTTATATCTGTAGGTGCAATTTTGTTTAGATACACAAACTGTGTTGACTGTACGGGTGTAACAACGACAACATCAACAACAACGACTACAACTACAACGACAACTACAACAACAACGACTACAACAACCGCAGCTCCATTGGTAAAGATACTTATGAATTTCGCGCCAACATCTCTTGGAGCTTGTACTGGTATAGTTGTAGCTGTA